GGAACGCAACCTTTTCAGCGCGCATATTACCCTCCTTAATGCCCATCTCCTCAAACGTCAGGGCGGTCCATGGATTCGCCGCGAACGCCCGAGGGAGTACGGATATCTCAAACGTTCGGTATCGATGATATACGCCTTCGTTGTCCTTGTCGCCTAGGCGGTAACGGTAACCGTGGGATACGGCCAGCGGTACGTCGGACTCCTTGAGGCTCCGAGCGATGCGCTCCGACTGCGGGTCATCGTCTATAACGCCGGAGGACATCATGAGATGGTTGTCGTACTCGATCCAGTCGGCCACACCGAAACGCGTACCGGGAGTATGCCACAGCCTTAGTTCGGGATAGTCGCCTGACCGCTCGACGTACTCGACGTACTCCTTGTGAGCGGCCTCGCTGAACGTCTCGTGGTCGCGGTCCTCGCAGTTGGTCGAATGCACCGAGAACCAACGTATCCGGCCGGTAGCTGCGTCCTTCGTGAAGACGATCTCGCCATCGGATGGATATGGGCTGGGGATCTCGGGCGGGTTGCTGCGCTCCTTGGCGTTGCTTTTGAGGAGTTCGTCGAGCGCGTCCTCGTCCAGGGCCTCGACCTCCCCGTCGCCGTTGACAGCGAACGCCACGATGCCGGCATCCTCCATCTCGGCGCGCGTGTCGTCATCCAGGACATCAATTAGCGCCACCGGGAGTGGGTCCATCTCCTTGTATCCCGACTCCTCCCAGGAGCCGAGGTCTTTACCGCCCTTGTCAGGCCTGTTGGCATGCCCCGTGGCCCTAATCTGTAGCGAGTTACAGAATGCCGCCGGGTCGGAGACATGACCATTTATCTTGGCCATGCATACGCTCATCTTCGAGCCGCCCATCCTCGCGAAGAACGACTGGAGTGATGACGTTTTCCATCCGCGGGGCAATGACCGCCAACCGCCCTTTTGGCCCAGCTCCTTCTGCCGCTTGAAGAACTCGATCTGGCGCAGGCGCTCCTCGGCCTCCTTCTTGGTGTCGTATGTGCCGAGCTTCTTGGCGCCGTCCTCAGAGTATATGACGAACTTGCCGCCCTCTTTGCGTATCATTTTCTCCCCGATGCCGAGGAACTCCTTGACGCGCTCGACGATGCCGCGCTCCTTGGTATAGGACTCGGCGTTCTCTATGCGGTCGGTGAGCCCATCGGCGAGGGCTCGGACTTTGGCTACCTTCTCGGCGACCGTGAGGTCATCATTGCCCATGATGTTGGACATCAACGAGCTGAAGATACCGATCTGGTGGTCGATTGCTCCTCGCTGCTTGTTAGCCGCCTCGAGCTGGTCGACCTCTTCCCAGGACTCTGCGCCGGCGTACGGTCGGTAGTATTCTGGCGATTCATCGTCGCATTTCTCGCCGAGCGCCTTCTCCTCGGTGAGGTCGATCCCGGCCTTTTTCAGCACAGCTAAAAGCGCCCTAACCGAGGCTAGTATATCCTCCGCATTCGCGGCGGACAGGACCCTGCCGGCCTTCTGACCATCGATGCTGACCATGCCCTCTTTTGTCTCGGCGGTCATAGTTCCCTCCCAAACATGTAACAACGAGTACCACTCGCGTGTCAATAACTACGGCTTGATAATCCCTCGCTGCAACGCACGCGAGATCCGTTTCCGGTAGCGCGACTCCCATAGCTCCACTGCCACCTCATCGATTGATGGCCAGCCGTACCGCTTCCACGGCTCGGCTTGCCGCAACTCCTTTGGCGACTTGTGGTGCGAGTACCCCTGGACACGTGGCGCGTAGAAGACGGGGTTCGCGATGCGCACCACAGCTAGGTTTCCAACACGCATTGGCCCGTGCATCGTCCAGTTGCGACCAAGGGTGCCTGTGCGCTTAAAGTGCGGCTTCGCCGGCGGCGGATAGTCCTTCATGCGGTTGAGGACGGCGATCCCGAACTGCCCGAGGTGCGCCAGCGCCTCACGGGCCGCTTCTGGTGTGTACTTCGTCTTCGGTGTGAATGAGACGATCTTGAACATGTGTAACCCCCTCTCAGAGACGCCGCGTCAGGATGTCCACCACGCTAACGGCCGCGAATCCCAGCAACACCCACAACCTAACGTCGCTAAAAAAGGTTCGGAGGCTGTTCCTTTCGGAGACCACTGAGATGCGCCAGGCCTCGAGGTCGTCGACGCGCTTATCGACGTTGTGCGACGGTAGGATCTCGTGGGTTGACAGGCGCTTGTCGAGTGCCGATACCGCTGCGTCGAGGCGTTGTACGCTACCGTTAATCTTATTGACGGCCGTGAGGACGCGGTCGATATTCGTATTATGCAACTCCCTAAGCCCGCCGATAGCCTCATGGAACTCTCCCCGTGTCAGCCACTCAGCCATCGTCCCACCGCCTTCCCGTTCTGATGTTCCCGACGCCACAGCACGTACTCCTCTAATGCTGCAAGTGCCCTCTCGCCGACCTCGATGTGGAATGGGTCCTGTTCGTCCGAAATGATAACATGCGTTATGTCTGACAGCGGGACCCCGAGGGAGAGCAGCTGCTCGACCAGGGCCGTGATTGAAATGTCGATGTACCTGTCGACCACCGGATCACCCCGGTAACGCACGAGAGCGGCCTTCTGGCCCTCGATAACGTCGAGGTCGAAGTCGGCAACCTTCCGTAGCGTCACGATGTACCGCCGGTATATCTTGGTCGGCTCCTCCTCGGGCACAGTCCTCTTGTATACCGGAACCTGGATCTCTCGCGTCTCGCCCGTCGCAGCCAGATGGGCGGCGTCCACCTCCGTCCGGTAACCCACCTGGACACGCCGCGGGAAGGGCCCATCAAACTCCTCTACGTCGACCTTCGTCACGCGGTACCGGCCCGACACGAGGGTGTAATCAGTGATCTCTGGGGCCGGAGTCCTAACACGCGGGTTGGAGAGAAACGTTAGAGGCACGCCGTTGGTGCGTTCAATGCGTAGCAGGATGCCCGTCGGCGGCTCCGGTACTGGTGGGAACTCGAATTCGAACGTCAAACGTTGGGCCATCTCTTCATCTGATGTGAACGCGTCCACTGGAATGTCAATCTCGGCGCCGACCCTCAACTTTCTCCTCCACAGCGGCATCTCATTCGCCGGAACCATAAACCCCTTGTATAGGGGCCAACCAACCTGCCGCGACTTCTGCGCCACCTTAAGCAGGGTCTCGGCAGCGCGGGCATCGTAGGGCCGGACGCCCTCGCGGAGGCCAGCGAGGATGTGGCGGGCCGCATCCTTGACCCTTCCGTCGAGGCCCAGCACACGTCTAGCCGCGTCGTTGAACCGTCGGAACTGCGTCCATCCTGCGTACTTCTCATAGATCTTGGCGGCGGTGTCCATCAGTTTCCTGAGGGCTTCAGCCGACACCACAGCGAACTTGCCTGGGATGGTATAGACCACCTCCCCCCGCCGGTTGTATATGTACTCCGGATTGTAAACGAACCTTGAGATGGGCGCCATCTGCGCGTAGCTCTGCGGCGCCTTCTCCAGCTCCCTGAGCCACGGCTCTATACCCATGCGGCGCAGGTGGTACTCCTCCCGCTGCTTAGGGGTCGGGGACGAAAACTCCTCGTCGGCCGCCACGGGCGCCAGGTAACACCGGCAGCGCGTGTGCGCAGGGGGAACACGGACCATGTTGTCGACGGGCTGCCGCAACCTGTCTAGCCCCCGGCAAATGTCCTCGACCCTCATATCTCGCACGGTCCGCCACTCCACGAGACGGACGCCGGCAATGTCGTAGCCGATACGGTTGCCCTCCGCAAACAGGCGGGTTACCTCCGTGGATGCTATGGTCTCGGCCCGTTTGCGGTCGAAGTACCGCGACAGGCGCTCCTCGAGCTGTTCGCGCGACTCGCCCTTTTCTACGGAGGACACAATGTCCCGCCTCATCCGCTCCCGCGTGGACGCACCGAGCGCGTCCCATGTTTCGGACGTGTACTGGCGGGCGAAGGCAACCACGGTGTCGTCCACCTGCGTGAAGTCCATCGCGAGCCCGAAGGCCTCAGCCTGGAGCGCACCGTCCGTCAGCAGGTCAGTCACCTCATCCAGCATCTGCGCCGTCCACTGGGACTTGGCAGCCTCCCACACATTCGGGTCCAGCAGCCCCGATAGGTAGTCGGTGACCGCCTTCTCTGCCGTGAACTGGAGGAGCATTGAATGCATCGACTGCATCAAGCGCATCATGTCCCCCATTTGGGGCGCAGCCCCGTTCTCGCCATGCTTGAACCCTTCGAGCTGGAACTCCAGGTGCGTGCCGCGCTCGTCCTCGAGGGCGACGTGCGAATGCTCCCAGAAGCTGGCAGGGTCCGCCTTGTAGTGCTTGACCAACCTTTCGAACTGCCTTTTGCCTAGGTCGAGGAACTTATGTAGCTCTTTGCCCTTCGGAGTGGCCCGTAAGTAGACGCGGGGGTGGTCGCCCCGCCACTCGAAACGGTCCAGGGAGCCGCCGGCCATCGGGAGCACAACCTTGATGAACGACTCGCCCGCCGTCTCGAAGTCGGGGACGGCCCTGAGTAGCGCCCGGCGCTGCCGTGGGGTCAGTCCCGCCTGGGACATGATGTTCCGGCGCATCGCCTGTGCTGTATCGGAGAGCGACGCGCGGCCCTTGGCGTAATCCTCTAGCGCCGACATGTTGCGCGGAACGTACTTGATAATCCCTGGCATTTTCTCGGGGTGGAATAGAGCCAAGTTATCCGACAGCCGAAACGCCGTGGACACCGGGTGGTCCTGCCAGTTGAAGCTGGTATCGTCGTGCGTCTCGATGATGTGGCCCAGCTTTTCAGCGGCGTCTTTGCCGAACACACGCCCCACCCGGTCCTTCAGGTTCGCGTCATAGTGCTGCCTCGACCACCGCTTGTGGGCCTCGTCTGCCCACTGGCGCGCCGGAGGGGTTAGGTACCCTGTGTCATGGAGTGCGCCCGCCATCATAACGAGCGCCCGCGCCCGCGGGTCGTCGTATCCAGGCATAACCTTTAGGAGCTCGGAGGCGTAAACACCATCCTGGTTAAGGTGCCGGACGCCATGGTCGCCCATAACGCGGCCCATCGCCTCGACCTCTTGGGCCGCGAGGTGGTCGACCATATCGAGCGCGAGGTCGCGTTGGTCCTCGCCCTCACCGAGCATGGACCGCGCGATAACCTCTGAGTGCTGCCGTATCATGCGTGCTGCTGCGGGCGTGACGATGCCTGCCTCTTCGATCTGGGCCATGCGCTCCCGGACTGCGTCGGTCGGGTTCAGCGTCGTTGGGCGCGGGCCGAGGCATTCCAGGTGCTCATTAATGGCCTTTTGTATTGTGTTGGCGGCGTCGGCCTGGCGGTCCTGGTCCTCTATTGACAGCGCATTGAACTTAGCCTTCCGCTCCGGTATCGACAGCCCACGATAGTCCGAGGCCCTGAACCCGCCTGGACCGGCGCGCCCGTGCGTGAGCTGGTCATGTTTTCCGACGAGGTGCTTAAGCCCCATAGCGCTGAACAAGAGCTTCTTTGCGGCCTGTAGGGCAACGTAGACCGACTCGGTCACTTCCCTGGTGCGCATCTCGTGGTCGAGCGCCCACGGAGACTCATCCTCTTCCTTGGCCCCACGCTTCGCAAACCCCTGTAGGTACTCGTCGAGGCGCTTCATCTCCTCTTCCAACTGCTCGCGCGAAAGCCGCTTGTTGTCTGGCAGCGCGATACCGCCGGATGTAGCTGCCGCACTCACCTCCCGAGCACCGACCCGCGACCTACCACGCCTCTCTGACACGTGGTACTTTACCCAACCGTCTGCGGCTACCAGCCGCCAATTTTCGTCGACGGTCTCGCGTTCGGTGTCCCTTACCACTTCGTCGGCGTGAGCCAATATCGCCTTGAGAAATGTAATACTGGGCTCTAGCAGAGCCTTTTTCGTCAGCACCAGGTCATAGGTATAGTTCTCCGTTACGGCCCGGATCCGGCCTATGCCGAGGCGGTGGGCGGCCAGCACATCCATAGTGCTAGGGCCAAGGTCATTGAGTTCAGGGGCGCTGGCAGTGTTGGGGTGATTATGAGTAGCTATCACGTCCCGGTTATTGAGGAAAAGACGCTCGGGCGCGGGCGGTGTGCCGCCTTCCAGAATGAAGGACTCTAGGCCCCGACGATTCACCAATACATCTACGGTATCATCTGGCCACACAACCCTCTCTGCATCCCCCACCCCCTCCGATCCGATCTGGCGGCCTTCGCGGTCGAACACCGCGACGTGCTCCACGGGCGCATCCCTCACCCGCTCCTCGAAGTCGGTAACCGCCTTCGGCACTGGGCCTACGCCACGCCCATGCGCCGACTGGTCATGTTGTCCCGGCAGATGCTTTTCGCCCTCGCCCTCTCGCTCAGGGACGATCTTTTCGATGTATCGGCTGATACGCTCATAGTCGGCCCTACGGTCGATGTAATGCAGGTCCCCGAGGTCAAAGTCGATCTCAATGCCTCCCTCCGCCGGTCCCTCCCGCTCCTCGCTCCCCTTGCGCTGTTTGCTACCACGACTGCCCCTAAACGGCGTAGCTCGGTACTTTATGTACCCCCTCTTATCCAGCTCCATCATGATCTCATGGCCAATCGTCCCTTTTGTGCGGAGGCTGCCCTTCCTCTCGTCTTCATGCGCCTCGTCCGAGTGCCTCTCCCAGCCGGTGTTGTAGAGATCGTGGTAGAGGTCCATGACGCTATTAATATAATCCTGATGGTAGAGATGACTCCCCTTGCGCTGGCTTTGCAACCTGCCCGTGTCGAAGTCGACCTCGTAGGTCCATTTCGACGTGACGGCGCGTACTCCACGGCAGCCCAAATTGAGGCCTACTTGAAGATCGGTACCCGACGGAGGCAAGTGGTCTTCGTCACCACCACTCATGGGGTGATTGTGGGTCATGATTACCCCCTGACCCTTCACCGCCGAAAGCGTCGCTGAGTCGATGGGACACCTCGAGGACGATCCGCGCGATATCGATCCTATCCGGTTTCCCCTGAGATCAAAGAAGGCGGCGGACTCGTAATCGTTGTGGCGGTGCTCGTCCTCGAAATCGCGCACCGCAGCCATGGACCGACCGTGCGTTGACTGGTCGTGCTGTCCCGGGAGATGCTTCGCCCCCTCACCAAACAGCATCGCCGTGAACCGGCGCATCTCTTCGTCGAGCCGCTCGGTCGGAAGCCACTCGTCGGGGATTGTGATATCGCCGCCTCTAACGGTTGCCGCCTCTTTGCCTCCTTCTCCCGAGGCCTTATGCGGCGTCACCTTGTACTTAACCCAGCCATGCTCGTCCAACAACCGCCAGGTCTCGTCGACCCGCTGACGTTGCTGACTCAGGCCCGGATAGCGGTCCCCCGCCTGCATGAATGCGCTGGATAGGTACATCTTGAAGAGGGTGCCATCGAGCTCCATGGCAGCCTTTGGGAGCTCTACCTCGTAGGTGTGCCCTCTGGTCACAGCGCGCAACCTCCCGATGCCCAGCTTCCGGATGGTGATTACGTCCGTATTACTGGGCCCAACATCTATGGGGTGATTGTGAGTCACTGTCACCCCACGGTTGCGCCTGATGAACCGGCTCGGGACGGGCCCCTCGAGCCTGATATTCAGCTCCTCAGAAAGGGTGAGCTTGTCAGCCTCCCCTCGTTCGAGCAGCGCCCGCAGGGTGTCTCGCGACCACGAAACCGACCCCTCATCACCGACGGACTCAGAGCCTAGCATGTTGCCGCGCTCGTCGAACACGCCCACATGCTCGATGGTGTCGTTCCGGATCCGGCTCTCGAAGTCTAGAACCGCTTGCGGCACGCCATGGCGACCGTGGGTGGATTGGTCGTGCTGCCCAGGGAGATGCTTTGCGCCTGCAAACACGTCGACCAAGCGCTTGAGGGCAGAGCGCTTGGAGGTGGAGCTCTTTTGTGCGCTGCGCTCGAGCAGTTTCCGGATGTAGTCCTCGAGACGCTGCATCTCTTGGTCAAACTCCGGTCCCGGCCCGAACCACTTCTCAGGCAACGTGAAGCCGCCACCGCGGCGGGGCTCCAATTCCTTAGCTTTTTTACCGCCGGCCCCGGAATAGGGATGGACTCGGTACCGTACCCAACCCCTCCCCTCTAGCATCCGCCATATGCCATCAACGGCCTCCCGGTTAATCTCCCCATTGACGACATACGCCTTTTTGAGACTCAAGCGGAAGTCGTGGATATCGGTCCGCCGCTTTGTCTTAGGCGTCAGCTCCACCTCGTAGGTGTGCTTCCCCGTCACCACACGCACGCGGCTAATGCCAAACTGATGGGCGAACAGCACATCCATGCTGCTAGGGCCAAGGTCCTCGGGGTGGTTGTGGGTGAGGACCAGAGACTTCATCCGGTCGAAATCCCGAGGCGAGCGAGCTGGAAAAAAGTACACCTCCTCGCCGTGCCCTAGCCGCTTCCCCATCTCTATGAGGGTCTCGTCCGAGAACGTGGCGGACTCCTTGTCGCCAACCGCCGGCTCCCCCACTACACTACCATCCCTGAGGTCGAATATCGCCGCGTGCTCTACGGGGGCGTGCCGGATACTCTCCTCGAAGTCGAGGACGGACTGCGTGAGGCCTGCACCGTGTCCATGCATCGACTGGTCATGCTGCCCTGGGAGATGCTTTGCCCCCTCCCGCTTGAGTATCTTCCGGATGTATTCGTCAAGCCTCTCCATCTCCTTCTCGAGCTGGTCCGGCGTGAGCCACTCATCAGGCAGCGTAATCCCGTCGCCTGTGGGCTGCGCCTCCTTGCCATTGCGGGCTGGGGCGCTGGAGGCCTGATTGCGTCCTCTGGGATACGACACCCCGCCATGGGCATGGGTGGACTGGTCGTGTCCGGGCAGGTGCTTTAGCGCCTCGATGATACGGAGGGCGGGGTCATCAGGTGGTGATATCGTCATGCTCTAGCCACCACGCCTTCAATCGGGATGACTTAGCTCCCTCAGTGGGCTCAGTGGGGAGGGGCTGCTCAGCTGGCACCTGCGGCTGAGCTGCTGGTCGTGGTGGCGCCTGCGGCTTGTTCTGCGCAGGCCGGTTCTGCTCGTCACCGACCGTCACCTCCTCGGTCACGTCCGACTGTAGGAAGCGCTCGAATATCTCTTGCGGGATATCGCCCTCATCGACGGCTATCTGCCGGGCCGCCTCGACGGTGAGCTCTTGGCTGGCAATCTGCGCCGCGCGGGTCTGGGCCCTGAGCTGGCGCGCCTCCGCCTTCGCCTTGTCTTCCTCATAGTCCTGCTCGTCCCAGAAGAACTCGACGCCCTCGGGCAGCACCTCGAAGTTCAAGGCCTCAGAGATCAGCTTCATAAACAGGGCGGGCCCTTTGCCGCGGGCCTTGAGGTGCAGGACTTGCGACTGCGTTGATGTGCCCAGGTTGCCGCCAGGGAGCGGGGCGAACGTCTGATAGTCCTCCAGGAACCCCATAGCTAGGATCCCAATGTAGGTCTTGAACCACTCAGTGTACTCGAAATTATCGGGCATCGAGGCCAGCTCTAGCGTGTCGTGCCCGATATCCGCCTTAGGATCGACGGACGCCACAATCAGCGGTACCACGTACCTCAGGAAGCCCCTCTGGTTATTAGCCTGCTCGTAGCTGGCTAACGCGTCCTGGATCTGCGTGTTCGTGAGCCCCTTGACGAGGTGGATGGCCCTGGCGTGCCGGCCGCCGGTCTTCTCCTCGTGGTAGACGTTGATGTTGCGGATGATCTCGCAGATGGCGAGGATACGCGTCAACGCGCAGTACTGGAGCCCGAAGGGCGATGGATAATTGGTCTCCACCGGGGCAGGCATCTCCCGCAACGTCACGACCTGGTACCACTTGAGCTGGTGGTACCGGTTCTTGCGGTCGAGGTAGAGGACGGGATACTCCCTGTTGCCCGTGTGCCAGCAGCGCGCTGCGTCGAGGTGATTGATGGCGACCACCGGTGAGTCCGGACTGTCGCCGTCACGCACGAGCTCCCAGAAGGCGCCGTAGTCCTGCGTGTAGAGGTCGACGCTCGTCTTCGACAGGAGCGAGCGCCACCCGTACCCATCATCAGAGTTGTTGAGGACGCGCTTGTAGCGCTCCGCCACCCGGGGCGGACCCTTGATACTCCACGAAAAGGCCATGTTGCGGGACGCCACCACGCCTAGGGCGGAGGCGAATAACGGCTCGGCGGTGATGAATGCCCTGAGCTGGCGGTCGCGCTTCTTGGGAAGGCTGCCCCACGGCTCAATGGCCGAGGCGGCCTGCCCTACCATCCAGATGAGTGAAACGTCGCTTATGGAGGGTGGATAGCCAGTGGCGGGGTCCTCGACCTTGACCGAGCGCTTGAACGCCGGGTTATTCGGGCCGTTCTGGACCACGGCTTAGCGCGCCTCTACGAAATGGGCCTCTGCGCGCTTATAGAGCTTCAGTGCGTTATTGAGGTCGCCACCGCGCTCAAGGCGCTGGCCCTCTCTCAGGGCGTCGTCGCCCTTGCGAAAGGATGGGTGGGCCTTATTGGCCTTCGACCGCGCGTCCTGCGCCATGCCGAAGGCCCGCTTCGCGCTTAAAGGGCCCAGGCTTGCGGTGGCGCCGCCACGCGAGTGTACACTCTGGTCCGGATGGCCCGGGTGCTTGTATCCCACGGACTTGTCCCCAGCCACCCGGCCTTCGACGAGATCGTTGATGTAGGGGAGGGTGTAGTTAGGCATCATTATCCGCCCTTCTAGCGGTGCGTTCCGCCTCTATCAACTATAACGCGTGAACGCAACCAAATACAATACGCGGGGCGGGGCGGCGCGGATAAGGAGGATAAGGGGCCTCCTTATCCCCCTGACGGATCGAGGCTGGACAGCTCAACCGACGGGATGTGCCGCCAGGGATGCACGAAAGCGACGGCGACCAGAGGGCCGGAGGGATCCGAGCAGTAGCGGTCGCTGTAGAGGCGCTCGCACTCCAGGGCGTTGACGCCCTCCGCAAACTCACCGTAGTGCTCGATAAAGCGCCGGTGGTACAGGGCTGGCCGGTGGGCGAACGCGAACCCCTGGCGGTCGGGCACGAACATAAACTCGCCTGAGGACGGCACGTGCGCCACACGCCCTGTCAGGAACGGGTGCGGCACCCCCAGCCGGATGCATCCGTAGGTGCTATCGTCGAGGAGCAGCTGCGCCCAGGGCGTCAAGTCCAGCGGCACACGCAGGGACCAGTCGTCGACCGCGTACAACACGAGCGGCCCAACCTCGAAGGCCCGCCTGAACCCCGCATTCAATGAGGCTCCGACGCCGCGCCGGCTCTGGTACGAATACGTGACCGGGCCGAACCTCGCCGCGATGGCGGGGGGAGCGATGATGGCGGGCCGGGACCCATCGTCGGCGATGTGCATCCTCAATGGGCCCTCATAGCGCAGCCCGCGCAGCCACGACCACGCCGCCTTATGGAATGCCTCGAGCCGCAGGGCGCCGTCAACCCCGCTCGGCAGGTACGTTGTCACTACAACCGTAATTGGCGGCCCCATCACGTGTACCTACCCCACCTTGGCGGCCGCCATAACTCAGCCAGCTTGTCGCGCGTCTCCAGGATGACGCCCTGCCACGGCGCCCGTGAGGCGGTATCGGTGTCGGGGTGCCAGCGGTACCAATACAGCGGTTCCGTGTGGTTGACGCAGATTAGGGCCTTGGGCATGTGCCGCATGAGGACGCTTATAAGGGCGCAGTCCGGAGCTCCGGATCCCGTCTCCGGTGGAAAGCCGCCCGTGGCCCTCCATAGCCCTTTGGTTACCATCGCTGCGTTACAGGGCTCGAACTGGTCGGGGCGCCCGTCCGAATACGCGACGCCCACCCAGTAATATCCATCCCTCTTATTCTGCTCGTAGGACCGGACGCACTGCTCCAGGCAACCGTCGAGCAGCCTATCGTCAGCGCCCAACATAAACACGAGCTCGTTAGCAGCTAGAGCGACGCCGGCGTTGAACGCGGCCCCGACGCCCAGGCGCCACGGCGCGTGCCACACTCGCGCGCCGAGGTAGCCGTCAGGAAGGCCGTGCATGTCGTCGATGATTAGCACCTCGTCCGCGCCGCGCGCTGACAGGACTGCCTCTTCCAGGTACCAGGCGTGGTGGGGCTCAGGCCCTACGGGGACGGCAACAGAGATCTTCGGCACGGAGTAGCTCCTCCAGGGATTCGAGCACCGGCGGTAGGACGATGTCCGGCTCCAGTGCGCGGTTGATGTGCGGCGCATAAGAGCTCCTGATCCTGAACGGCAGCTCGCACATCTCACGGACGAACCTCAGCATGTCCGCCTTCGTCACCGGCCTTGACGCGGCGGCGTGCACCACACCACGGGTGCTGTCGCCGGCCAGGGCGATAAGGACGCGCGCCATGTTGGTGACGGTGGTGCCGCTCCACACCGCATGCTCCCAACCTACCACTTCACCCACTGCGTCCAGGGCCCACCGGAGGAAGCCGTGGCGCGTCCCCACGAACGAGCCCCGCACGTTGACGACGTTATGGCGCTCGGATTCGCCGGCCAGCTTCGTGCGCCCGTACAGGTCCACAGGGTCGGGATACTCCTTCTGGGGGACGGACCGCCCCGAATACACGCAGTCCGTGCTCATGTGGACCACCCTGACGCCGAGGGCCGCTATCAGGTGCGGCGCGTAGGCGTTGACCTCGGCCATCTCGTAATCGGTGGCGGTGCCAGGCCTTGCGCCCGCGCAGTTAACAATGGCGTCGGGCCTGAACATGTCCCGGATGCGGAACATCTTCTCAACCGACGTGACGGGGCACTCGCTGTGCGAGGTCGCCAGCACGAGGTGGCCCTGTACCCGGGCTTCGGTGGCGACCGCCTCGCCGAGCATGCCCCGCGCGCCGGTGACCCAGATGCGCACTCGAACCTCCTTTACCCTCCTTTTTTACCGCCGCGCATGCGCATCAGACATCCTTCGCGTCGTCTATCATCCGGCGCATCTCGTCAATGGTGATGCGGTGGTTCGGCGAGTGCGATGCCAGCGTGAACGCCTCGCCGCCCAGTGCGGACCCCGGCGGATGCAGCTCGTACCAGCCCTCGCGGCGCGTGACGCGCACGCTCTCCTCGTAATGGATCAGCATCTCGTGGTGCTTCTCGCCGGGACGCTCGCCGATGATATCGATGGGGACGTCCGGGCTGGTCGCTGCCCTCGCGGCGTCCACCAGCGACATGGCAGACGCCATCGGGACAATGATGGTGTTTGGCTCCGCCGACAGGGCCGTCTCGATGAGCCCGATGGCCTCGTCAACGGACATCCAGAACCTGGTCATGCGGCTATCGGTGATACGCACTCGCCCCGTCTCGCGGTACTGCTCTGCGAACAGCGGCAGGACCGAGCCGGTCGATCCGACGACGTTGCCATACCGCACGCACGTGAACGCCGTGGTCGGGCCTGAGGCCTCGGAGAAAAGCCGCTCCATCAGCATCTTCGTGGCGCCATAGGTGTTCACGGGCTGACATGCCTTGTCGGTCGAGATGCCCACGACACGCGGCACCTGCGCAGCCCTGGCGGCACGTATGACGCCCAGCGAGCCGTGCACGTTGACCGCCACGCACTCGTGGGCGTTGAGCTCGGCCTCTGGGATGTATTTGAGCGCAGCCGCGTGGACGACCGCGTCGTGGCCGACCATGGCGAACTGCATCCGCTCCGCGTCGCGGACATCCCCGAGGACATACCGTGCGAATGGATAGCGGCGGCGGCAGAGGTCCTGCTTCGTCTCGTCGCGGCTGTAGACTGTGACGTCCCAGCCGAGCCTGCCCTGAGAGACGGCTCGCAGGATGCCACGCCCTAAGAAGCCAGCGCCTCCAGTGACCAGGACCTTCACGCCAGGCCCGCCGCCCGCGCGAGGAGGGCCTCGACGTGCAGGACGGCCTCGCGCACGGCCCGGGCGTAGCTCGGCCTGTCAGTCGCGGCGCGTCCCCAGGTCCGCCACATAATGTCCCTACGCAACGTACGGGGGACCATCATCCAGTGCTCGTAACACATCAGCATTGCATCGGAGATGGCGCGCCCACATCCCGAGATGCGGCAGGTACGCCTCGTCACGAAACACCTCCTTTTGACGTGATTATATCAGGAGGTACAGGCACCGTGACGCAGCCATCGACGCCGCAACGACAAGGTCGACCTTGCGCTCGGAGGAGCGCTTGATGATGCGCATCTTGGAGTCCTCGTCCTTCTGCAGCCTGGCGTTGGCGTTGGCGATGTGCTCACGCAGGCGCGGGTCCCCGTTGTGGGCCAGGCGCCGGTTCATGATTAGGTCGTAGAACTGCCGGTCCGCCTTGAGCCGCTCCTGCGCCTGCGAGAACTGCTCGCACCATGCGACGCCGTCGCGCTGGAGGCGCTGCATCATGTCGACGAGCTGGTATGGGTCGTAAGCGATCTGGATGACCTTGTAATTCGCGCAAATGGCCCGCAGCCACTCTTCAGCCTTCAGGTAATCGATGCGGCCGCCATCATCCTCGGGCCTCCACAGGGCGAGGGCCCGGATGGCGATGTCCGTATCGTGCCGCGCCGGGTCAGGATGCCGGCTCACCGCAACCGCAGCGAAACAGTCCCCCGACGTGGCGGCGTCAACACCAACGACGATGGGCGTCTTATCGCCCTCAGCCACCGTGCGCAGTGGCGGCAAATCCTCGTGGCAAGCGTCCCAGGCCGTCATGGGCACGAACGCCGACTCGCTCGAGACCCAGAGGTTGAGGTGGAACCTCTCAAATGCCTTCGGCGGCAGCTGCTGCTCCTGCTCGCCGTAATACTTCCGCCCCTCAGGGCCCCGCTGCCAGGGCATGCGGCGCGCCACGACGCCGGAGTCCCAATACATGAACATCCCGGCAGCCAGATTTACCCATATCGGGACGGGCGCCTCAGGGTCACCGCCGCACTCCTCGAACGCGTGTAGGAAGTCCTCGTACCCCTCGCCGGGGCGGTCGTCCCGAGCCGACAGCCTGGCGAATTCGTCGTTCGTGAGCTGGTGCCCCGCGAGGCCGGCGTTGTAAAGGCCCTGCAACAACGTCGACTCGCCGTCGTAGCCAGCATAGGTCTCCACCACACGGATGGAGTCGCGCTTCGTGGGTGACTGGGTCATTTCGTCCCAGAAACGCAGCGCGTCCTCGTACTCGAAGCCCCACAGCTCGGTCCATACGGTGAGGTCGGGGTTCCCGCCAGCCTCGCCACGGGCGTCGACCGATACCGGCTTAATGACCGTCCCAGTGCGGAGGCACTCGACGCTTGTCTTGTTAACGACATATTCGCCGGGGAGGACCCACGCCCCGGACCTCTGCCGGCAACCTGGCGTCAGCCTGATGGAGTTTGACACGAATTTGAACGAGCGGCCGGCGGCCTGCTCGAAATCGTTGCCGATGCAGTATATCTCACCGAAGCGCGTCTGCGTCTCGGCGAAGTACCGGGCGGGGATAGCCGCCAAGGTGCTCTTGCCCGACTTCTTCACGGTCGATTTGAGCACGAGCGAAAATGGATAGCGCTCCGACGCCGAGACCGGCCCCGCCACGAGGCGGTTGTTGTCGAAATAGAGCCGGCGCCGCGTCCAGGCGATGCGCAGGATCCCCTTCTGGTGCAGCAGCAGCTTGATGGGACGCTCGGTCTCGGAGATGTAGAACCGCTCCTCGGCCCAGTCGCAGATATCGAGCGTGCGCCTCCTGCGGCGTTCGAGCTCCTCGTCAATCAGGGCGAGCGCCAGCTTTCGCTGCTCCAGGGACAGCTGCCGCCCGCTTACGTCAATCATCGGTCCGGATCTCCCTCCAGCGGCGGACAACGTCCTCCACCCTGCGTGGCAGCTGCGTGAGCTTGCCAGACATGGGCCAAACGTATCCGCGCCGGCAACGCGGACACCACCACCATACGTAGGGCCCGGGGCGCAGGAGGCCGGAGTGGCCGGCGATTGAGTGCCAGAGCCGGATTATTGCCAGGCTAAGAGCCGCCACAGGAGCACAACCGCCACGCAAAGGATCACCAGAGCCACCGGGAATGGTGTGGGTGCGGGCGAGCGCCAGCGCCTCCGAGCGGGGGTCCGGGACATGGCGCTGGCGCTCTGGGGGGTTGGGTGTTGTCGACGTTTCGTCACGCCGTCACCGCTTCACGTTCGGGGTCAGTGGGGCGGCAGCAGTGCTGGCATTCCTTAAATCCCTCCGAAACGAGATCCAGCCACTCCGCCTCGTCAGCTTCGCCCCGGTCCACGATATCATCCGTATTGCACCGCTCGGTGAGGCGGTAGCGGTCATGACCTACGCGGTCGCCCCTGTTGACGATGTAGCGCTTGACCATCTTAAACCTCCTTATCTCCCGAAAGTCCGCCACGGCGCGTTTGCACCTTCAGGGCCTTATTCGGGCCTCCGGCATCCTCAACCCAGCCGCAATTGACGCACGACATGTAGCGGCCCCAGGTATCCTCCCCTAGCGCAACCGCGCCAGAGCAGCGCGGACACG